TATTGATATGGTTGTTGAGAACATCCCCGATATCTACCAATATTATTCCTTTATGATATTTATAAAAATGTTCTCAACAGAGGTTTCCCAAAAGTGTCATAAAGGGGAATATTGATAATTATATAAATGTTCTCAATAAAGATTTCCAAAAAGTGTCATAAAGAGAAATATTGATATGGTTGTTGAGAACATCCCCGATATCTACCAATATTATTCCTTTATGATATTTATAAAAATGTTCTCAACAAAGGTTTCCCAAAAGTGTCATAAAGGAATAATTGATAATTGAATGTTGAGAACATTCCACCCAATATTTCCCTTTATGATAATTTCCATGAATGTTCTCAACAAAACGATTTATAGATAATATATGTTTATCTATAAATAAAATGAAAATCACCTTATCCGATATTCCTATTTATTGTCTTACTTGTGAGGAAGACAACGAACAATCTAAAAAACGCAATCATATGGAGAACCAAATATCCCCCGAATTTGTTATGCCTATTATAGGAATCCAAAAAAATAAATCGGGGGCTTCTGGGTTCTTTCGTATGATTGAGCGTGGGCTTAAAGCCCAGGTGCGCGGAGAACCTTTCAAACCTTTTTTAATGGTCGAAGACGATGTCCAATTTGTAATGAGCCGGAATCAATTAGAAGTTGCACTTCCAGATGACGCGGATGTTCTCTATATCGGGCTTTCAAATTGTAGTATGAATTCGTATATGTTTCATTATGCGAATTATTATGAGGGGGTCGAAGGCTTCCCAGAAGTAGTTCGAATCCAGCATATGTTGTCCAGTCACGGGATTTTGGTATGCTCGGCTCTGGGCGCGAGTGCCCTTCAGAGAACGATGTTAGAAGTATATCTTTCTGACAAACCGTGGGATATTCCTCTGGCTTATCTACAGCCATATTATCGTGTATATGCTTTAAGGAGTCCGTGGGTATATCAAGCTCTCGAATATGGAGGGAATGAAGCGTGTACTCGAATCACATTCGAAGGAGGGGATAATCCGTTGCCTCCTGAATTTGTCACAAAGGATTATATCTCGATTCGATTATTGGAATGAAATTGAATGAAAATCAACTCTAGAATGATGTCATAATAGAAAGTGGTGGATGTCTGTATATATATGACCACCTGACCACTGACCACCCATTTTTAGTTTAATTCAATTTTTCCAAAAAAAAAGTGCAAAGTGCAAAATTACACTTTGCACTTTTTTTCAAGATTTTTCATAAGAACCCAAAAATGGGTGGTCAGTGGTCAGGTGGTCATATATATACAGACATCCACCACTTAATAATTCCCTCAAAAAATACACTCATATATGCGGTCAATTTCTTTATGAAAATCCATTTATTGTCATAAAGAAGTAATATTTAGGCCCCGAAGGGGCATTAGAACCACGGTTTCAATTCCAATTGTTTATATTCGCGGTCTCCTCGAATCGGTCGGTCCATCGGCATAACGAGAGAACTTTGGTCCTGCATATATTTAACATATCCAACAGCTTCATTATAGACAGTAGGAACAACATAATCCCAGACCAATTTATTCAATCGTTCGACTTGTTGTGTGATACCATCGGGTAAGTGTTCGGCATATTGTAAATAGATGCTTCGCATAATAATTTTCAATTGGTCGATATTTTGTGGTGGTATAGATATTTTATTTTTTGACATTTTATAAACCCCTGCTCTGAGACCATTTTGAAGAATCTGGATATTACCAGCAGAGAAAAAAACACGGGCCAATAAATTGTCTTCCCAATCATTACCTGCTAAAGCACTATTATAGGCGGTCGATTTATTTTTAAGAGCAATTCTCTCTTGCATTTTAAAAACGGCAGTAGGGTCGGGGTTCTCAATAATATTTGCACGACCGTTGTATCTAGAGCCTGTGATTTGCTTTAAATAATTATCTAATTCCATTTAATAATATATGAGAAAATAAAAAGCTAAACATTTAGTATAAATGGATTGGTATTATATTATTGTTTTAATAATAGCAACTATTCTTTTAATTATTGGATTAACGGTTGTAGGAATAGCGATGACAAAAAGTGGAAATAAAGCAAATTTCCCGGATTTTCAAAATACTTGTCCCGATTTTTGGACCTTATCGGGTTCGGTATGTTCTCCACCGGTTTCAGGTATAAATGTTCCAAAAGGGACTAAACCAGTACTTCAACATACTGGTGTTACTCTAGACAATAATGAAATTAGTGCTATTGATATTGGTTCTTCCAATTGGACCAGTATATGTGATAAATCTAGTTGGGCAAATACGAATAAAATATATTGGGATGGTGTTTCTAATAATAATAGTTGTTCATAAAATCTTCTTTATGATTTTTACTAAGCTTTCATAAAATCTTCTTTATGATTTTTACTAAGCTTTCATAAAATCTTCTTTATGATTTTTACTTTTTACTAAGCTTTCATAAAATCTTCTTTATGATTTTTACTAAGCTTTCATAAAATCTTCTTTATGATTTTTACTAAGCTTTCATAAAATCTTCTTTATGATTTTACAAGATAGTCATAAAGAAGGAATACAAGATAGTCATAAAGAAGGAAATGTATATAATTTATGAATAAGATGAGAACATTATATGATAAATATATAAAAATGAATAGTTTTCATATTATCACTATTTTGATTGCTTCACTAGTTTTTTTAGGGCTTTTTATTTATTCAGCAATCATTTTTTATAGCGGAAAATCCCGTCTTTTCCCACCCGATATGACCCCCTGTCCTGATGGATGGAAATTGAATCCTGATGGAACGTGTCAAATCCCAGCACCAGGTCCAACAGCAAATTTGGGTAATTTAGCAAACACCGGTCGTAAAATCTATATTTATGACAACATTCAAGGGAAATCGAACTATAGTTATTTACCTAAATATTACGATATTGCTACAGATGAGACCTATATTGGACGTATAGATCCCAGTTTACCATTAGGATATTATAATACAGATGTTCCAAATGGATATGATATAGAAAATCCACATTTAGGAAAAGTTAATTTTGCGGATTTTGGATGGTCTTCTTATGGAGACCCCTATTGTGCTATAAAAAAATGGACGAAATCCCAAAATATTCAATGGGACGGGTTATCCTCTTATAATAATTCTTGTTAACCCTTTTCAATTCCATATATGGTGAAAAAAGGCTTTCGCCCCCCTTTTTTTTATTATTTTTGAATACTAAATAAATACTATTACTATTCAACCTCATCCATCGCTTGGTCGAGATTGACACGAACCTCGTCCAGCTCCTCTTGTGAAGGTTTGTAGGGTCGGCTTTCAGGAAAATTCGTGATAATATTGCGCATAATCCCCCAAAGAGAATCGGCTTGTAATCCGGTTTCATCCCAATCCGAATATTCTTCATGGTCGCACATAATAGCGGCAACAAGTTGGAACATCGTAATCCCACGTTCTTCCAACATATATGTCATCGACTCAATCGTCGGTACATGAGAACCTTCATAACGCATTCTATTCTCTTCTTCGATATCAGATGCTTCTATTTCAGTTCCTTCTACACGGTTCATCATTAATCGTAATCCGCGAAGAGGGAAATCATCTGTGATAAATGCAGAGCTTAGTGTGATTTCTTCCTCCTCATCGTCGTCGATTTCCTCATCATCGTCGATTTCCTCATCGTCGCTTTCTACGAGTTCTTCCACCATTTGTGAGCGGCAGCAGGGGCAACCGAACCCATTATGCGAAATATTTTTCATAAGACAATTTGCGTGGAATTGGTGACCACATTCAGTAGTAACGCTATTTTTGACACCATCGATGGTGTCAAAACATATAGGGCAATCAGTTTGGTCAGTCATTTTTTAAGAGAGGTTGTGCTCTTTATTTTTTATAAAAAAAGCAAATCGATTTTTTCGTCTATTATGGTGGACCACTCAAAATTGTTCTCTTGGGTTGTCATAAAGGGAAAATATTCTACTGCTTTCATTTGCCGGCGGAGCCGGCCCCCCTCCCCGAAAAGACCCCGAAAAGACCCCGGAAAAACCCCGAAAAGACCACCCCCAGAAAAAAATCCAGGGACCCCACCAGGGATGGGCCGGCGGAGCCGGCAGGGGGCCTCCGGCCCCACCCGAAGGGGTAGAATATTTTCCTTTATGACAAAAGGGGAAAATGGGGGAAATGGGGGGATGGGGGTTTAACGGAGATTTTCGAGACCCTCCTGTATGTTCTCAATATAAATGTATCCGTGCTTCGCTTTATCATCGTTGAATTCGAACCCATTAAATTGGGACCAGCGACCCAACAAAAGATATTGATAAGTATTCCCGGTTTTTCCAACAAGTAGCCAATAAATGGTATTGGTAGTAAATTCTTCGTCTTTTAGAACAAGTCTCATTTTCGTAGGGGGAGGTGTGTCTTTCATTTTTTAGAAAAAGGGATTTCAATTTTTCATATTTTATTATGTAAAGAGTGTCATAAAGAGAAAATCGATTCTTCTTTTTATCATATAAATAAGAATACACTATCACGATGTCTATGGAAGAAATCAATCAAAACGCTGTTTTCGTTGCCCAAAAAAGTTTCGAAGAGAACAATTCGATGCCATTACAGATGTATTTCCAATCATTAGGAATCAATGAGATTCGCACACTTCTCAATTGGACGCACGACGAGGCTTTATGGAAACCAAAAACCTATCCGGATGATAGGTCGCAATATCGGTTGGTTGCTGAATGTATGTTGCGCTATTATTATTACGTCTATGAACCCAAAGAGAACGATGAAACCAGAGAAATAGACCAAACGTTTTTCGTTGAAAAAGAATATTGGTCGAAAATAAGTGTGGATGGGTCCGTAGGAAGACCTAGATTGTTTTCGCGAGATGTTGTCAAAAAGAAGAATAAGACAGGGTTTGTGAATAAAATGAGGAAACTTCTAATGAATAATGATGTGGAGGAGGGAGTTTCTACTATTTGAAATCCCCACCCCTTTCTTATTCGTTCGTAGGTGGGTCAATAACGAAAGTGGATACGGTTCCAACATTTTTCAAAAACACCATCGTTTTTTCTTGGATATGTAAATCCATACCGAAATCAATATCATCGATAAATTCATAAATATGTCGACTCAATTGAATCGTATTCGGGTCAGCGGTTGATTGTAATCTCGCCGCCATATTGACCGTATTTCCTACAATACATAATCTCGGTATCTCATTTCCTAATACACCTATATTGACAGGTCCAATAGAAATACCAACTCGAATAGAAAGAGGTATTTTATCAGGTGTTTCAATCGTTTTTATTTCACGGATAAATTCGAGACCTAACATTATAATTTCTTTCACTACTAGGTTATGATTCAATTCTTGGCGGTATATATCGCCTACTACCATATAAGCATCACCAATTGTCTCTATTTTCTGTAAATGCTGATATTTCTTTATGATATTGTCGAAATGGTTATAGACGGAATGAAGTAAGCGAAAAATCGTATTCCCATCGTATTTTTTAGCCAATTCGGTATAATTCACAATATCCATAAAGAGAACACAAATGAATGTATATTCTTTGTTTATTCCTTGATTGTAAAAATCAACATAGCTATCGGCTAAATCGAATGGCAGTATTTTTTTCAACAATTCGAGTTTCAATTTATCGTTGGTTCTCGGGATTTTTTCTGTAAAAGATTTCATAAAATATTTTATAAAATAATCACAAACATCGGTTATTTGGACGCGATTCTTTTTATAATCTTCTATATGACGAATCATTTTGGTTACAAATTCGGTGCTTTGTAAATCCATATAATTCACAGCTAATAATTTTTCTTCTATATGATTGAAAATGACTGTATTACAAATACATTTACATATTGTATCCGTAATATTATAAAAAGCGTGAATATATTTTGTAGGAATAGGCGTTAATACTTCGAGAGAAAAAATACAAAAGAATATTATCCATATCATTATAAACGTATTTGTAAATGGCAAATGATAAAAAGTTATCAGTTGTTTCAAAAACAAAAAATAGAATCCTACAGATATCGATGAAACCCCCCAAAAAATATAAGTGTGTTTCAATGGAACCACAAAAATAGATAGAATAATATACGCAATATGATTATGAATATTCAGGGAATCTATATCATTCACTTCACACAACATATTCAACATAATGGGTGTAGTAAATGCCCACATAATGTTGCGAGACATTTCATATTCAATCATAGTTGTATTTGGAACTAATAAAATATCAACCACATATTTCAAATAAATCGCCATCAAACGAAAACTGTAAACATTCGGAGTATTTATAATGAAGTGACGATAGAGGATAATATAAGAATAAACAAAAAGAATAAAATAACTCGTCGTCGTCAATAAAAAATAGAGTTCTGGTTCGTCTTTTATAAAGGTCGTAGGAGTGTCAAAAAGGGGTAAATATATATAACGAAAAAAATTGTCTATATTGTAATAACTAATGATATATACCAACGAATATATCATTTCTTCATATTATAAGAATATATTATTCTTTTACACCTTTTTCCATTTACTACGAAGTGAAACGGTCATTATAAATAATTATTTTTTTAAATTTCCTTATATTTAAATACAAATCCAAGAGAACTTTTAGCACGTCCAGATAAAACCGAACCTATCGTAGGTCGTGATGTAATTTGATGTTCTTTTTGTAAATATTCTGTTGCCTCGAATGGATAAGTAAATGTTTTTAAAAAGGTTCCATCCTTTGTATATACATCAAACGGTTTGTTTTTTCCCTGTGTATCATTCTTTTTTTTTATCCATTCTGGTGAACGGTTTTTCTGTTTCTCAGATACTTTTTGTCTTGCGTCTGGATTGTCTTCATAATATTTTTTCATTCTTTCTCCGTGTTTCTTCCCTGCTTCCCGATTGTCTTCAAAATATTTTTTCATTCTTTTACTATGTTCTTTCCCCGCTTCTGGATGTTCTTCATGATATTTTTTCAAAAGTTCGCTATGTTGTTTTATTGCTCCTTCACTTTCCCAGTATTGTTTATTTTTTTCACTAAGTCGTTCTCTTTCTTCTGGATGTTCTTCATAATATTTTTTCATTCTTTTACTATGTTCTTTCCCCGCTTCTGGATGTTCTTCATGATATTTTTTCATTCTTTTGCTCATTTTTGTTGTTTCTTCCGGATTTTCTTCATAATATTTTTTCATTCTTTCTCCGTGTTTCTTCCCCGCTTCCGGATTGTCTTCAAAATATTTTTTAGTTTTTTCGCTCTTTTGTTCTCTTTCTTCCGGATGTTCTTTATAATATTTTTTAATTTTTTCACTGTGTTTCTTCCCCGCTTCCGGATGTTCTTGATAATATTTTGTTTTTATTTCACTATGTCGTTCTCTTGTTTCAGGATGTTCTTCATAATATTTTTTTAAATGTTCACTATGTCGTTCTCTTGATTCTTGAGTTTCAAAGAATATTTTCTTTAGTTCACTATGCCGTTCTCTTGCTTCTGGACTTTTCCAATATTTCTTATTTTTTTCGCTACGTCGTTCTCTTTCTTCCGGTTGTTCTTCATAATATTTTTTCATTCTTTTACTTTGTTCTTTTCCCGCTTCTGGATGTTCTTCATAATATTTTTTCATTCTTTCACTATGTTCATTCATAGCTTCTGGATTGTCTTCAAAGTATTTTTTCCTTATTTTACTCATTTGTTGTTTATCCTCTTCTGTAAAAACATAACCATGTGTTCCCTCTCCGCCATGAGTCATATTATATCCATTACCATCCATATAATATGAATTATACTTTATGATGTATTTTTGTTCTTTTTCACAAAGTTCTTCTTCTGAATCTGCTCTATCTATTTCTGACACTTCAAAATTATCTACCATATCATGTTTTCTTAATGCATTATACAGGCATCTTGTATCACCGCTTTTCGCGGCGTGTTTATGTTCTTTTCTGCGTTGTTCTAATGAAGTAGTTGTTAATCCAATATAATGTTTTCCGTTAGGGAATTGTATTTTGTAAATAAAACCGAAAGACATAATAAGCATATAAATATAATGTATTATATGTTTATTTCAATTTTATTGTAAATATAGGCGTTTGAAATGTAAAAATATGTAAACCCTTGAAAGAATTATAATGTGGCAACCGAGTGCAATTGTTAACCCTTTATACGATAATGAATGACTCTAGGATATTCGCCAAAAGTATATTCCAATTGTGCCATTCGATAGGGTTTTTGAAACAATTCGAATTGTCTTGTGAAAGGGTTCTCATTCATTTCGCGCGTTTGCCATCGAATAAGCGACAAATTATTTATTTCTGGTATTAATTCGCGTTCATACATAGTTGAAATATCCTTTATGATTTCCATATTCTCTGTCGCTCGATATTCTCGAATGAGTTCTTCCATTTTGTCTTGAATATCCGCTATTTTTTTCCGTTTTGTAAGAATTTTTTCTTCCGTTTCTGGATTGAAATACAAGTCGGTATATTCATTTGTAAGACTTTCTAAATGGACACTTTGTTTCGTATAATAATCTAAATTATCTTTAAAGAAATCCACTGCATCTTTTTCATTCAAGTATTGATAGAGAACATTGAGTTTGTCTTCGATAATCGATTGTTTGGTGAATTCGACGGTTCTCTGGTATTCCTCCATCATATGTTCTATTTTACTATATTCCCCGCCAAATAATTCTATATGAAAAGGACAAGGATGCGCTCCATCACCACATCTAGCGATGAATTTGCGCCCCTCTGTTTTAAAAATAGAACCAACTGGTCTCTCACAATAAGAGCATTTCGGTTTCAACATTTTTATTTTCATTCGAGCCTCCTTTTTCGTTTTGGATGCCCGGAAAATATCGCGTTTCGCTAAAAACACGCGGTTCTCATATTCCCGTTTCATTTCAAAAAAAGTATAAAGGGCCTCATTATAATTCGCCTTTTGTTCTATCTCTTCGTGTTCTCCCCTTTCCTTTCCTCGAATCTCTACTACAATATCCGTATCTGAATCGAATTCTTCCAAAGTATCCGGGACACCTTCAATCACCAATAACGGATTACTTCCACACTTTAAAATACGCAACCCTACAATCCCCGTCAAATTCAAGACTTTCATACGATTGTTCTCACATCTTAAAATTTCTAAATCTTTCGGCAAATCCGCCAAAGAGTTTATACGATTGTCACAAAGGTTTATATCTTTCAATCCTGATGGCAATGTGCCTTCGCGAACTTCGCCAATCATATTTTCATGTAAATCCAATTCGACTAGAGAATCCGGTAATTCGTCAGGAATCTCTGTCAATTTATTTCCCCCACATATTACCTTTGTGACACCCTTTGGAATACCGCTGATAGAAGTAATTCCGCCAGGGGCAAAAAGAAGGGCAGTTATACCCGTGAAATTACATTTTGAGAGAACCGAACAATCAAGTGCTCCCATAAGAGGAATACGGACATCGATGACTGAATCAGTAGGATTCAAATTCTCTAAAATATCCAGAAAATCAGTTTGAGCCGTATTTTCTACGTCTTCTTTTTTTTGTTCTGACATACTACAATACCAGCATATTTTTTCATACATTTATCAAACTTGTGAATAGATTTTTCAAATGGGTCTTGGGTCTACTGTAGGTAGGCCGGTGATAGAAGCCCGGCTGGCGATAGATGATTGTTGTTGTTTATAATACCGGATTTTTGAAAGAACATATTCTTGGTCTTTCAATTGTTTTTGATAGGCTTCTTCTGGGGATAACCGATTTTTATAACAATAATAGAGAACCAACCCAACTATTCCTAAAAATCCTATTAAAACGCCAATATTTAAAGCATATAGATAAATATTCACGCGATTCGAATGACATCCCGATAAGACAGAAGACATATAAAATCTGGCACCGTTTTCAATTAATCTAGGCCCTTCAACCACTTGTTCCATATATTCCTTTATGACAAAATAGAAACCTTTGGTTAAACGACTGCTAGAACAACCGTATAAGAAAAAATGGCTAAAAGAATAGCAACAATCCAAATGGGAAAAATCGTTTTATCACGATAGCCCAATCCAAAAGGGCGATATCCTCCGGCATTATTATAAGCAAATCCCGGTTTTAAAAAATGGAATATAGAGAAGAGTATCAAAAATAAGAAAATAGACAATAACAATTTCTGTCTGCGAATAGACATCTTATACTATTCGCAGAAAATATAGAATTAGTGGATACGATTTCCTTTTTTGATTTTCCTATGCGTTGCTCTAAATATATTTATTCAAAAAATATTATATTTCATCACCGAACCCATCATCCGATTCATCATCCGAATAAAACTGGCCATCGAAAAAATTCTTTTTCAAAGCACCTACTCCTGAGAACATAGTTTCTTCTGTTATTTCTGGGTCGTCTTGGTCGGGGATTTGACCCACTTCGAACATTTCTCGTAAAGGTTCATCGTCGGCACCTCCTTCATCTCCATGGATTTCAACGAAATCGGCTTGACGAATTCCGTGCTTTTCTATATCCAATCTCTCTTCTACCATCTGTTCCATGACTTCGCGCTGACTTGTCTGTTTGTCATAAATGAAAATACCCTTTTGGGTTCCTACATTCCATTCATCGAGTTTGAGTTTTTTCTTTTGGTCTTCGACTTTTCGTTCATCTTCACTCATATTGCGGAAACGTTCGATGATGCGCGCTTTTTCTTTATCTTTTCTCTTTCGAATCGCCGCTGTAATGTTCTCATAAGAAATATCGATTTCCGATTTATTTTTACGGGCAATATTAATAAACGACAAAAGCAATTTTGCTACTCTGGTTTTCAATTCATCCCGATTTCCAGATTGGATTTGAATTTCTGTCATATCCCCATAGACTTCTTCATATTCTTCTGCTAAATGAGGAAATTCTGCTGAGAATTGAGTATCGATATCAGAGTTCGCAGCAATTGCTGCGCGATTTGCCCGTTTCTTCTCGATTTTGTCTAATCGGATTAAATCGGGGTCATCCGTTGCTACAATATATTCGTGTAGGACAGACAAGAAAACGTATTCTAGAAAGAGATGAATGGTATCTTTGTCAAAAAAAGAAAAATAATCGTGAGAACCGATACGAACGGGTTCTTGAATAGGCAAATTGTCAAAAAACAGGCGTAAATCGGAAAAACGCGGTATAATACTATTCAACAATCGGCGCAAAGTGACATCTTCACGAAATTCTCCCAAAGGTCCATAATAGTTTAACAACGAATTATAAATACGGATTTTATCGACCTCTGCCAAACCCCAGTAATTATGGACGCGTGAAACATTTGTTACATTTGTAATAAGAATATTAGGGAAAACACTCGTCATTTCATAAACAGTATTTTTAATGAAATTCGCGGTTTTATACAAGTCACCCGTAGCCCATTTTGTCACAAAGGTCTCAATAAAATCGGTTAATTTATCCGATTCGCGTTTACTTATTTTGCCATATTTTACAAGAAAACGGAGAACCCCGGGTTTGAATGTTTGATGAATCATATTTGCCAATCCATTTTTTAATATACGCACGGCTTCTATTTTATCTTTTTGAGACATTTTATCCGGTTGTTCGCTTTCACTTTCTAAAAGCGTTATTAATTTGTTTTTGTCGTATTTTTCGAGAACCCTAGAAATATTCTTTCTTAAAGGCTCATCAATAACCGGATTATTATCAAAATGAAGCATTAGGTCTTTTAAGACTTCGGCTCTATTATATGGTTTTGGTTTTTCAATATATACAATATTTTCTTTATGGACGATTTGTAATAATTCTTTGAATTGGGCGAGTGTAAATCGTTTGTCGTGTCTTTTCAAAAATTCGATTTTTTCTTCTAATGTGGCTTTTGCTGGATATCCAACAGGAATATCTGTCATAAATGAATGAAATTTGGCAGGGACGCCTAGTCCCTTATCCAATTCACAATAATGAATAAAAGTGGCAAAAATATTGGTTTCATTCGTTTCGGTAGAAATAGCGGGATATTTGAGATTTCTATCATGTGGGTCAAAAAGGATGGCTGGTTTTGAAATCTGGATAGCGGTTCTCAATAAATGCGACAAAGATTTAATAGAACGAACATAACGGAGTATATCTGGGTCTTCTTCACTGAAATATAGGATAGGGATATGTATATTTTTATCATTACAACAAACATTTTGTAGATAAGGTTCTCCTGAAACTCCGCTGATTAACAACAAATCCTTGTTTTTGACTATTTTTTGAATATCTGATATAACAGAGAACCCGAGTTGTGCGATTTTAGACTGTAATGCCAACATATCATCGTGTTGTCCTTTTTGACCTTTTTGCATAGCCGACATAAAATTATCTTTGAAGTCCGCACTCACTGTTTCGGTTTTAGTAACAAATGGAACGAGAGGTGGTAAGAATTGATACCATTTATTGATGGAATGTTCCAAAGGAATTTCTTCGTCTTCGTGTAAAATCGCATATTCGCGTTTTTTCAAATAGCGTTCGTCCATTTCGGCATTTTTAAGAGCAACCGTGGCTATTTTTTTCAATTGTTCGTGTATCATAGCAGTAGTGAGTTTTTCAAGTGTATTCCAAGGTTCTAATTTTTTCTCCATTTTAGAGAGAACACACGCCATATAAAGAAGTCCACTTGTATCTTCTTCTCCAGTAAGAGGATATCCTTTGAAAGATTTTACACAACCAGGCATAGATTTCTTTGTTTGAAATGCCGGAGTTTCCGTTTGAATGGTCATAAAGAGAACACAAGTGGTTATTAGAAGAATTAATTGCTGACTGCGTTTTTTATAGGGGGGTAATTTGATGCCTTTTTTCTCTTCCATTTTTTTAGCCTCTTTATTATATTTTTCTTCGGTATCTATCAATTGGTCACAAAGGTGAGATATAATACGGACACAGAAATCGCGAATATCGGTGAGTGGATGACCGATTTGCGAAGATATTCCGCCTAAAAGGTCGCATATCATTTGCGCTCGGTCGCCTTCACAAACTTGTTCTAATTTTTTATCGGTATACATATTCATAATGTTCTCTACTGCCTTTTCTACTTCCCCTTTTTGAAGAAAAGCGTGTGTAGTGATTTTGAAACCGGAATCATCATATCCTTCTTCATTTGCGAAATCAATAGCGCGCACAGTAAAACCGCTGAATTTATCGACGATGGCATCACCGGAATCACTTAATAATCCGTGTGTATGACATATTTCCTCGAGACGCAATTGATAATCTGTCCCTTCGACAAACGCTTTTGCCAATTCATATAAGAAAGCGGGTAATAATTTCGTGTTGGTCTGGCGACAATATTTCCAGCCGTTGTCTTCTGTAAGGATTGCCAAAGGTTCTCTACAAAAATTGTCATAAAGGCGAATAATATCATTTTGTTTTTTGACAAAATCGGTTTGACCTAAGATACGGTCTCTAAGGGGCAAATGAGGCGATACAACTGCGTCTGTATATTTAGTGGCTTCTAATCCGATTTGATAGGCAACATTATTGGCGCGTTCCAATTGGACGGTTTGAATACGAGTCCATCGAACAAGATATTTCAAATGGTCGACAAGTCTTGTATGAAAGAATGCTTTCATATCATCAGAGGCTAAATCGAAACGGTCATTAAATTCTGTTTGGATTTTGCGTTTATTGAGTTGTTGAATTCGCCGTTTTTCTTCTTCGATACTAACACATTGTGAATCATTAGTAGTCATACATTTTTTGTCGGAATTACAAAGGAGTTCAGAAGTAGGCATAAAGGATTCATCCTCTAAATCGGGGTCACGAATCCAAATACCGCTTTTCCTATAAAAATAATAATGGGTAAGGTCGTCTCGTTTGGCTTCATGAATGTATTTTCGTCTTTCTTCCAAAGTAAAACTTTCTGGTAAATCAGATAAATCAGGGGTAACAAGATAAACCGCGTGGTCGCCATCTTCGACGGATTTTTTCCCCTGAATAATCGTTTTGGCTAGTTGTTCGGCTTCTTCTTTTTGCGCCCCGTGTTTTTGAATGAGGTTCTCTGTAAAAAATCGCAAGAACTTTTCGGGTTCCATTATTGAGCGGTCATCTTTATATTTGTCCAAAAGATGATAAGGTGTATTGTCATATTCTTTATCATAAAAAATGTCTTTGTTATTGTCTTTTATTAATTTAGCGTAGGAGTCATATTTTTTAGTGAGAACACGTTTATGACAATCTTCGCTTTTGACTCGTTCTTCTTGTGTCATATCATCGATAGGTCCATCTTTTAATAAATCGGCGAGTGAACGAGGCATATGAAGAGATATCATCAAATTTTGAATGAGAATACAAAGTAGTTCTCCATTATCAATATCAATCATTTTCTTTATGACTTCATAGGTGGAAAAATCTTTTTGGAGGACATCTTTATTGAGCCGATATCCTGAAAAGAGTTGTTCATTGAATTCGGGGCGTTCTAATAAAAACCGGAGAACAGAAAGAGTATGTGGTTGAATGCCCGATTTATAAGTGGCTAATGACCCGAAAACTTTGCGGTGTTGGTCTAAATCTTCTTTCTTTTTATGGATTTGCTCAATAATAAATGCGCGAATTTCCAAATATTGTTTATAAGAGATATCATTAGCATAAATATAAAAGGGCTCTAGATTTTGGACGACACTAACAAAGGATAATTTATTGACAATATGTTTACGTATCATTCTTATGATGGTTCGAGTTTTCGGAACGATGGCTTGTAAAAACTTGCCGAATTTGTCATCTTCGTCGGTTCTCTGCGCTATGTCAGAAAGGATATAATGACGCATATTTTTCAAGAAATTATCATCGGTGTCATCTTTTTCTTTTCCTTTTTCGAGAACATCTGCCAAATCTTCGATGACATATGGAGCAATCGTTTCATTCTTTTTCAAGAGTTTGAAAAGAAAAAGGGGGAACATAGCCATATTCGCTTTTTCCAAAATTGAGGTTTCGGGTAATTTTGCACGAGACAAATGAACGACGGGTGCTGGAAAGGTAATAATAGATTTTACAAACATCGTATCTGGTTTTGTAAGTGGGACAGTATCGATAATATCTTTTCCTCCTCCTCCTCCTCCTCCTCCGGACCCTTTAACGAGCAATCTTTTATTCAGCCCCATATCATATTTCTGTATGACATAACGACGTTTAATCAGGTCGCCCGATTTTGAAACGGAGCTATAAAATTCATCGTAATTGTCAACAACGGTTTCAATTGCGGTTTTTACATCCATTTCAGCAAGAAATCCTATATGTTCTGTTGGGTTCTCAAATGGACGCATTAAATCCGCTAATTGTTGATAAACTTTATAATATTTACTTTCATCAGCTAATGTTCTGTCATTATAATAAGTTTCCGATTTAATACGTTCTTCTTCGTCTAATATTTCGTCAAAAACAAAAGGAACCGTATCACCCATAATAGATTTTTCTTCTGATTGACCGGATTCACCTGATTCATATACCTTCTTTTTGACAGATACGACAGGTAATATCCAATCTATTTTTGTATCCGCCATTTGAATACGATTCACAAGTGGTTTATGAGATTGTGGATTATTTCGTTTGAATCGGTTCACATCACCATTTTCGTCAAAAATAGAGAACTCATTACGAAGTTCTCGGAATCGGGCAATCAAAGTATGAATTTTGGCCATAACAGATTGTGTTCTTTTAGTAGAAGGAATGGTGGAAAGAAGTTCGTCCAAAAGAGAACTAGTTTGAAGGTCGATTCCATATCGGCGTCTGTTTTCAGGGAGTTCGACAAATTGTTCTACATCTTCTAAATCTTCGCCGAAAATGACTTCTTTCGATTTGGCGATATCGGCACGTAATAAATCTAGAACGTTTTCTTCTTCTTCTGCGTCTTCTTCTGCGTGAATAATGGATTCTCCTGTTTCTAAATATTCTATTTTTGGTTCTAAAGAACGTGGTTTAGATTGAATGTCTTGTTCTGTTGTTTCTTTTACTGTCCTATCAAAACCCGAAGGTTTATCGCGAATAACGATTTTATGAATAGGAATATGTTCTGGAATACCTTTGTATTCGAAATCTATATAGATTGTATCATTTTCAGGGATGGTTCTCACTTCGATTTGGTCTTCTTCTAAATTCGTAATTTCACCAGTAATAATGGTACTGACATCACCGCCTATATGAAGTTCTATCCAAGTTCCTGGGGTCAATTGATTTTGACGGGCATATCCGGCAAGTTCGCTACGGCTAATAAGAATAACTTCTGTAATAGATTGGTCGGTGAATCCATCATGTTCGTCTTTGAAGAGTTGAATTTGTTCGAGACTAGCTACATCGATGAGAACTATTCTTTGTTCGCTGATATATTCTATAAAAAAAGTATTTTCGTGGAGGAGTTCATTCGTAGGTGCACGAAGTTGTATAATATCGCCCAATCGGAGTGTCATAAAGAAATTGGATTCATTATTTTGGTCATCGTCTTTTATTTCTTTTTCGGGTTCATTCATTCCTTTCTCTTTTTCTTTCTCTTTTTCTTTCTCTTCCTCTTGGAACATTCTATTATAGAATAATAGAATATTTATTTAGATTTCCCGAATCAATATATTTGTTATAAAGGTTCTTCTAGAGGTTCTTTCGCCTTCTTTTTATAAACTCGCTTTTTGACTACTTTTTCTTCTATTACTTGCTCGATAGGAACAGTAGGTTCGGAAGGAACGGTTGGTTCTGTTGATTTCTTTTTGTAAACTCGCTTTTTCTTGGGAGGAATGTCGACTTCCAAAGGGACGGTTGGTTCTGTTGATTTCTTTTTGGAAATCTTGATGGTTTTCTTGATAGTTTCACGAAATTTTTGTATACAAGCGCGTCGTTTGGTCATTATTTGAGCGACTTGTTTTTCGGTCATCGGTTTCTTTTTGGATGGTGTTTTGGGTGCGTTCATTTTATTATACAGATAAAAAAATGTTGGAGAAGAGGTCTTTACATTCTATACCAGCGGTATAAGAATGAATATTATTCTCCAAATCGTTTATACAACTGTTTTGTAGGGCCTAAAGAGGCTTCACCGAAATCTAGTAAAATGATTTCAGGAAGAGGTGAATCGGGATTTTCGCGAACCATAATATTGCCTTTATGTAAATCATTATGATGGAGAAGATTACCAGCCAAAGAATCATTAATATCAGCTACTCGTTGATAAATATTTCGCATATTCTCTGTAGAATAAGTGGCTTCTTTTAGAATAACCCCGTCCATATATTCCATAAACAAGAAGAGGCATTTATACAAATAGCGACTATCTTTCAATTTAATTTTGTTAATTTTTCCCCAAGAATATAATTCAGGTGAAATGAATGGAACACTTGTTAATCCACCAGCATATAATTGGAACGTTGCTTCGTTCTCGAAATTTGATTCTATAATTGAATCGAGAGAGGGACAATTGGGGTCATAAAGATATACTTTGACCATTACGTCTCGATTGTTATAATAGGTGTGAAAGAGTTTGACGATAACACCCGTTCTTTTCGTTGATTTTGAAATATATTCATTTCTGTGAATGAGATTGGAAACGATGATTCCTTCTGTAGTCATTGTATTCGATAATCGGTGACTGACAATATCGCGCATTTTTTCGAGTTTTTCCATGATTCTTTCCGTATTTTGAGACATGGTTGGAAAAAGGTGTTTCAAATAAATTTTGTAGTAATCCCATCGCTTCGATTCTTGTTCGTTATTGACTTGGAGTAAAGCTTTTTTATGATTTTGATATATTTCCGCATCTGTGAAATGAATATCCACCGTGAGTTTCCTTAATGGCCATTTTCTCACAGGAGTTTCCGCATATGATTTACAAGAAGACATATCAATTTCGTTGTAATAATATGCCAAGGAAGCTGCTGTGCCCATCATATAATTTGTCGAGATATGTCATAAAGGAATAATGAATATTATCCATCGATTTTATCCAGTTGTATAAAAACAATATAAACCTTACTTGATTTATCATATAGGAAAATGTCATACGAACTATCCCCTGAAAATTGCTCTGTAAAAATAAAAACGAAAATATGTGGGGGTTTGTATAAGGTGCTGAATTATGATGAACAATTTGTGTGTCAGGATGATTTAGAAACGGGGAAATATAGATCGGTAGTATTTTCAGAGCCGGAAGGTCGGTTGCTTTGTTTTACTCCACCTAAATCGATTCCTCGAGAATTATTTGAAGAGAGGAATTCGGCAAACAAAGAAAAATGGGAAACAACAGAAATCATCGAAGGGATAATGATTTCGCTTTTCTGGGATGATAGAATAAACGGGTTGCAAATAGCAACAAAGGGGGCAATTGGAGGGGAATATTGGTTCTTTAGGACACAATATCTATCGGAGAAAGAAAAACAGTTGACATTTCGACAAATGTTTTTAGAGGCTTTGAACGCAAAAGAGGGGGAAGATATAAATGATATTCCAATCATAAAAGAATTGGGATGTCTAACGGAACGTAGGCTTTGTTATAATTTTGTTTTACAGCATCCGTTAAATCATATAGTATTAAGTATTGAAAAACCCAGACTATTTTTAGTATCTGTATATGGAATCGATGGTGTTTCTGCTGAATTTGTGAGTCCAAAAATATATCGTGAATGGGCGGTTTTTTACGGGACGAATTCGACGATTGAATTTCCACAAGATGTATCAGAAGAGAATGATATGCCTTGGTGTGTTCCGGGTCATATGATATTGGATACAGAAACCGGAGATAGAATGTGTATAGAGAACCCCGCATATAAAGAGGTGAAGGAATTACGTGGAAATAACCCGAATTTACATTATCATTATTTGTGTCTTTTGCGAATTAAAAAAATACAGGATTTTTTGAATTATTTTCCACAATATAAACGGATTTTCAGTAAATTTTATAATCAATTTGAGTCATTTATAACAAATACACATCATTATTATGTAGATTATTTCATTAAACATAAAGAAACTCGCGTCCCTAAAAATTATTTTATGTTGATACATAGGTTACATAAAGAAATATATATTCCTTCTTTACACCAATTCTCATTCAATATGCCCGCTACGCGGGCAGAAATGAATGGATTGGAACGGTTACTTTGCGCATCTTCGATGCGAAAAGGTGTAAGACAACCTGGAGATAAAATAATTATGAAACGTCCTATCATACGTGAGGGATTTTTAAAGCTGACACCACAAGAAATGTTTTATTATATTTATCCTAAATAAATCGAACAAAATTGAATATATATATCATTTATAATGATATATATATAAGATGAAAAACTGTATGTCGGTTCAATATTTTCTATCTAGATTAAAAGTTTATCATATGGTGTCTTTTATAAAGCGGTTTAATTTGGACGTGAAATATAACAATCCGCAACGTAGATACGACGTTATGAAACGTGCTTTGAAATCATATTGGAAAAATAATCCTTTGGAAGAATGTAGTGTATGTTTAGAACCAGGGAATTTCGATATAGCTGTAGCAACTCCTTGTGGACACGTCTTTTGCGATGCTTGTTTAATTCCACACATTCGAAGAAAAGAAACGTGCCCGAATTGTAGAGAACAATGTACATATTTAAGTATTTTGTCACAAATATCAATACATAGACTAGCAAAACTCCGGATGGTGTGTACGGAACCTATACAAAGAATAGATAACGAATATACGATTCAAACGGAAACACTCGAGACAGAATATGATGATAATTCGATTCAATCCCCCTCCACCGATTCATTACAATCTCAAATTCACACGAGTCATCTAATCGTGGCAACTATATTAACAATCATCGTGTTTTTAATGAATATATTTATCATCGGTATATTTATTATCTCTATATTTTACAGTATAAATAATTTTATCAGCGGTATTGAAAAACCGTTTTACACCTTTTAACATTTCAAATGCCGACTCTTATGCCCCGAAGGGGCTTTTCGGGTCGGTATCTTTGAATGTTATTAGGTAACTGTTACTTTTCACCGATAAATCGCCTTTGGCGATTTCAGGGTTATATAATCGGCAATTCACTACGTAGTAAAGGTGAAAAGGTTTAAGATAATTTGAAATACACATCCGATAAACGGCACAAGTTAGCAACATATTTTAAAGAAACTTTTTTATTTTCTTCATCCATAGATTTAATAGGCTCTCGAATCCTGTTTATCGCTTTTATAATTTCGTCTGAATTAGACATATGAGCCAAGTCGGACTGATAGTCCTTCTCACAAAAAAAAGTAATATCTCCCTTTGCAATTTCCTCTTTATACGGTTGATAAACAAAATGATGCCATGCCTTTATGAGACACGTCGGGTTTGCCTTTTTAAAAAGTTCAAGAGCTACTTTTGCGTCTTTTATATCTGTGTTTTCCGGAAAAATGGTTTCGATTTCATTTAAAAACTCGAAAAACA